AGAGAGTAGAAATAAATATCAAAAACATAAGTTATCTAAAGTATTAGAAGATTTTAATCCCAATGATACAGAAGTACAAAATATGTTCGGTAATGGATATAGAAGAATATGGGATTCAGGTAATAAAGTATATTTTAAGGAATATTAAGATACAATAGAGAAAAGGAATTAAATGAAAGTATATTTATTATTAGCTTATACTTTTTATTGTAGAATACATATAATTAAATTTGACCTCTATAACATTTGATTGTACAAATTTTCGAGGGCTAATGGAAGAAGTCTATTAAATTAATCATTAGCTAAAATATGTGACATACAAAAGAAATATATTAAGGAGATACATGGCACAATCAATAGAACCAAATGTTGCAGATTTAGCTAATAGTTGGCTTAAGTCACATAAATTGGAATATAAGCTAGAACAAGAATCTTTAAACAGTGAAATAGACAAAGCACTTTCTGATTATTTTACTAAAAGTGGTGGTAAAGGTGGTAATAGACCTGATACAAAACTACTATTACAAGATAAAAATTTAGATTTTTTTCCAATACTGATTGAATACAAAGGACTCAAAGGTAAATTAGAAAAATTTAACTCTAATGGTCAAGTTGAAAATCAAACAGCAAAAAATGAACCCAATTTTAAAAATATTAGTTCTTTTGCCGTAAATGGAGCAATTCACTATGCGAATGCTCTACTCCATCATACAAGTTACACGAATATTATAGCTATTGGAATGACAGGCTACAAAGACGAATCTGGAAAAATTCAATATGAAATAGGTGTCTATTATGTTTCAAGAAGCAATCTTGGAGTTGGGCAGAAAGTCGGAGAATTTTCAGATTTTTCTTTTTTAGCACCTGAAAATTTTGATGCTTTTATTGAGAAAGTAAAAACCTTACATCTCTCACAAGAAGAGCTTGATGAATTAAAAGCACAAAAAGAGAAAGAGATTGATACAAGTTTAGTAAAGCTAAATAACGATATTTATCAAAATGAAAAAGGTTTGGGAGAAAATGACCGTGTTTATCTAGTGGCTGCTTCTATTATTGCAACGATAGGAATAGCAAATAAAGTTCCTGTTCTTGAAAAAGATGATTTAAAATCACAAACTTACGAAGGTGGTAAAGATGGAGATATTATCATTGGTAGAATCAATGCTTTTTTAAAGGAAAAAAAATTACCACAAGATAAAAAAGATTTAATCATTAGAACGTTATCAAATACACTTTTAACTGAAAATATCAATAAGGTAGAAAATGGAGAAAGTCAGTTAAAAAGGGTGTTTTCAAAAATTGTAGATGATTTGGGAATATATTATAAAATAGGGTTAACTACTGATTTTACAGGAAAACTTTTCAATGAAATGTATGGTTGGCTAGGGTTTAGCCAAGACAAACTAAATGATGTAGTACTTACCCCATCTTGTGTCGCATCTGTTTTAGTTAAACTTGCACGTGTAAATAAAGATTCTTTTGTGTGGGATTTTGCGACAGGTTCAGCAGGACTATTGGTAGCTGCTATGAATGAGATGTTAAATGATGCTAAAAATAGTATCAGTTCACCTGATGAGCTTACGCAAAAAGAGATAAAAATAAAAGCAGAACAGTTACTAGGCTTAGAAGTACTTTCAAATGTGTATATGTTGGCAATTTTAAATATGATTCTTATGGGTGATGGAAGCTCCAATATTTTAAACAAAGACTCCTTGAGTGATTTTGATGGAAACTATGGTTTTGGTAATACTGATAACAAATTCCCTGCTGATGCTTTTGTGCTTAATCCTCCATACTCTGCAAATGGCAACGGAATGAACTTTGTGCAAAAAGCTCTTGATATGATGAGTAAAGGCTATGCTTCTATTATTATTCAAAATTCGGCAGGGAGCGGGAAAGCTAAAACTTACAATACAAAAATACTAACTAATCATACATTGATAGCTAGTATCAAAATGCCTATAGATATTTTTATAGGTAAGTCTAGTGTACAAACAAATATTTATGTCTTTAGAATAGGTGAAAAGCATCAAAAAGATGAGATGGTAAAGTTTATAGATTTTTCAAATGATGGTTACACTAGAAGCAACCGTAAAAAGGCAAGTAACAACCTAAAAGATACCAATCAAGCCAAAGAGCGATATGAAGAGTTGGTAAATTTAGTACGATTTGGTAAAAGTAAACTAAATATTTTTACTGATAAAGAGTATTATGAAAATACAATAGACCCAAAAAATGGAGCTGACTGGAATCAAACAGGACCTATAGACACTAAACCCACACTGCAAGATTTTAAAAAAACTGTAAGTGATTACTTGGTTTGGGAAGTTAGCAATATTCTTAATCGAAGAGGTGATGAGGGAAAGTAGATACCCTACTTAACAAAAGATTAGAAAATGTTGAGTGGGGAGAATTTAATCTTGAAGAATTATTTGGAAAATCTACGCGGGGCAAACGACTAAAAAGTGCCGATAGAATTTCAGGAATTTTACCATTTGTCACAGCTGGTGAGGTTAATGAAGGTATTTCGGCATTTATTGGGAATGCTGTTACCATTTTTTCCGAAAACACAACAACAATTGATATGTTTGGTTCTGCTAAATATAGAAACTACAAATATGGAGGAGATGACCATATCGCAGTTGTACATACTGAGAACTTAGCAAAATTTGCATCAATTTTTATAACAAGTACAATCAACAAATCATCCTGTACTGGGGAGTTTAATTATGGAAGGAATTTTTATCCAAAAGATGCAGATGAATTAAAGGTACAACTTCCTATAAAAAATGGCGAAGTAGATTTTGAATTTATGGAAAATTTTATAGCAGCACTAGAAGCAGAACGAATAGCCAAGCTAGAAGCCTATCTATTAGCTTGTGGATTAAAAGATTATACTTTAACGGCTGAAGAAAAGCAGGTTTTAGATGATTTTGAGAATGTGATATATGAAGAATTTAATGTTGTAGATATATTTGATGTAAAAAATTCTGGAAATATTTTATCGAGAGATATTGCTAAAAATAGTGGAGAAATCCCTTATTTATGTGCAAGTAGTGAAAACAATGGAGTGAGTTCATATATTTCTTATGATAAAAATTATCTTGATAAAGGGGATTGTGTTTTTATTGGAGGTAAAACCTTTGTTGTTTCCTATCAAGAAAAAGATTTTTATTCAAATGATAGCCATAATTTGATTTTGTATTTAAAAAATAAAGAAGAAAAAAATAAACTAAGCCAGTTATATTTGGCAACTTGTATTAATAAAAGTTTGGGGCATAAATACTCTTGGGGTGATAGTATAAGCAATAGAAAAATTCAGAAAGACAAAGTTTCACTTCCAATAAAAAACAAAAAACTAAATTACGAAATAATGGAAACCTTTATCTCTGCAATTGAAAAACTAGTTATAAAAGATGTTGTTTTATATACAAATAAAAAGCTAGGTAAATAATAATGAAGAACCTAACAATAAAAGATGAACTAACAGATTTTCTACTATATACTACACCAAATAATGATATAAAAATTGAAACATATCTACATAATGAAACTTTGTGGTTACCTCAAAAAAGAATAGCAGAATTATTTGGAGTACAACGACCTGCTATAACAAAGCACTTGAAAAATATATTTGAAAGCGGAGAGTTAATTGAAAAAGAGGTTAGTTCCATTTTGGAACACACCACTGTTCATGGAGCTATAGAGGGTAAAACTCAAACAAAAGAAGTAAAATACTATAACCTTGATGCAATCCTTTCAGTTGGTTATCGTGTAAATTCTTTACAAGCTACACAGTTTAGAATATGGGCTTCCGGTAATAAAGTATATTTTAAGGAATATTAAGATACAATAGAGAAAAGGAATTAAATGAAAGTATATTTGTACGATAGAGATTTTTTAAAAGTGGTGTTAAAGAGGAGAATTTTTTATTTGAATTAAATGAAGACATTGAGCCTTTTTTTACTACTTAGGAAAGAGTTATTCTATATCAATAACATCACCTAGAGACAACTTGTGTTTGGTTGAAGAATTTGAATTAAATGAAGAAATAGAAGAAAAACGTTATACAATAGAAATTACATGTCCTTATTGTAATAATGACCCACAAGATTCTTGGGATTATGAGGATGAAGGAGAAATTTATTGCGAAACGTGTGGTGGTAACTATACATATAGTAGAGAATTTAAAGTGTCTTATACAAGCCATCCATTAAATAGAGAAATAGAACATAAAGAGTATTAATGACAAACAATTATTATACAATAGAAGACATAGCAGATGGTAGTTTGACAATGGATACAATTAGAACCAACGGAGACAAAAAGCTATTTAATGTAGTTTCTTTATTTGCCGGTGGTGGTGGTTCATCTATGGGTTATAAATTAGCAGGTGCTAATATCATGGCAATAAATGAGTTTATACCAAAAGCACAAGAGGTGTATCTATCCAATTTCCCGGGTACCCATGTATTCAAAGAAGATGTGCGTGAGCTTACTGGGAAAATGATTCTTGACCAAATAGGACTAGAAAAAGGTGAGCTTGATGTATTGGATGGTTCACCTCCTTGTTCGGCTTTTAGTATGGCAGGACAACGAGAAGATGGATGGGGGAAAGAAAAGAAATACAGCGATACTACACAATGCGATGTACAAGATTTATTTTTAGACTATATCCGTATTCTTGATGATTTACAACCAAAAGTTTTTATTGCCGAGAATGTACAAGGTCTATTGTTTGGTTCTGCGGAGGATTACTTCCTTGATTTTAAATATAAAATGAGGAAATGTGGATACAAAGTCCATTATAAGGTCATGGATGCTAGTGATTTTGGTGTTTCCCAACATAGAAAACGATTATTTTTTGTAGGGGTTAGAACCGATATAGATGATGATTTTGATGATTGGGGGCTTGGTACTACTAATTCTGACATTTACCCAACACCATCAACACAAAATTTTTATGTTAAAGATGCTATGAAAAATCTAGTGGTTGATGATACAACAAAACCTCTAAATGAAGGGACTATGGCACTAGATTTGTGGAACAAAACAGAAGTAGGAGATAGTTTTGAAAAAGCATCAATCGAAATTAAGGGGAAAAAGAGTCATTTTAGCCATATTAGATTATCACTTGACAAAATTTCTCCGACAATGATAAAACGAAGGTCGTTTTATCATTGGTCAGAGAAAAGATTTCTTGCAAATTCAGAAGTTAGACGTATAATGGGTATACCTGATGATTATGTTAATTTGGGTACATTTGACCAACAAAGAGAAAGACTTGGTAGAATGGTTGCTCCATTGGTTATGTATAGACTAGTTTCTAATATATACGAGAATGTATTAAAGGATACAAATGACAACAACACCACCAGAATTTAGTTTTAGCACAATAGAAAATTTTGATGAACACATATCGTCTTCTATACCAAGGTATGAAGACTTGATATCTTCTATCTTGAACCTTTCCCCATACTTTATAGAGGACGATACTAATGTATATGACTTAGGTTGTTCAACAGGCAAATTGTTAAATAATCTTAAAGAAAAAAACATATCAAAATCTGCTAGTTATTATGGTTTAGAAATAGAGGATAATTTTATAGATAAAAAAATAGAATCAAAAGATGTTAATATATTTAAACAAAATATCAACACGTATAATGGCCACAACAATGCTTCTATGATTACTAGTATTTTTACTTTACAATTCATACCCCTTAAAGATAGACAGGATATGATTGATAAAATTTACAATTCATTAAACAAAGGTGGTGCTTTTATATTTAGTGAAAAGGTGCTTAGTAAACATTTAAAACTACAAGAAATAATGACATTTCAATATTATGATTTTAAAAGAAAAACATTTACACCAGAAGAGATATTAACAAAAGAAAATAATTTAAGAAATATTATGAAACCAATAACCCTTCAAGATAATTTATCAATGCTAAAGAGTGCAGGTTTCTCAGAATTTGATATTTTTTGGAGAAACAATAATTTCTTATCTATATTGGCAATCAAATGAACGTATTAAGTTTATTTGATGGCTTAAGTGGTGGTAGTATATCATTAGAAAGAGCTGGTGTCACCGTTGATAATTATTATGCAAGTGAAATTGACAAATATGCTATGTCTGTATCACATTACAATTACCCAAATATCAAACAATTAGGTAGTGTAGTAGATATAAACACCAACGACCTTCCTGAAATTGATTTATTGATTGGTGGTAGCCCTTGTTTTGTCAAAGGTACAAAAGTTATTACTAACATCGACTACAAAAACATAGAAGATATTATTGTTGGTGATTGTGTATTAACACATACAAA